CTATCCCGCGTTTGGATTGGCCAAGTTTCGGTTGGCTTCGTCGAATTCGGGGCTGGTCTGGCCTATCTCCGGCGCAATCTCGCCGCTGACCAGCCATAGCGAATACTGAGGAAACACCTTCACGACGGCATCTATCTCGGCGTCAGACAGGCGGGCCTTCCCGCTGCGGATGTTGCCCCATCGGTATCGGTCGATACCGGTTTCCTTCTCAAACCAGACGCTCGTCCGCTTACTGTCGAAAAGGCTTATAAGCCGATCTCTTATCATTCCTAAAAATTCTACTTAGTAGCTTGTACTTAGTAGGAAAGCGCCCGACAATGGGGCTACCTAGTAAATATTACTTAGTTAGTCTGTCAGGCAATTATAGGACATTCGCATGGAACAGTCTGGTGTAGTGGGGCTTTCGATTTCGGGAGACGCCCAACGCGTAACGGATTTCCGCGACGCACCGTTCTGCACGAAATACGTGCTGGCTCAGCTCCTGGGCATGGAGCAAATCACCGAAGACGTGGTGCGCGGCTGGATCGAAAGCCACACCGTCCCGACCGTGAAAATCGGCCGTCACCGCGTCATCAACCTGCACCGCATCCGCCGCGACCTCGACCGAGGCAAAACCATCTTCTGCGCGGGGGATTACAGCGATGACTAATCAGGTGCCCGCCCATGAGTCCCTCCCAGTACCTGCTATCGCACCACAAGGATTGCGGCTGCCAGAGCTGCTTTGCCCGCAATCCGCAGGGCAAGACGTTCGCCTTTCGCCGTCACCCGCACGCCGAGAACTGCGACTGCTCTGTCTGCTGGTTAAACCGAAACTGGCAACCGCCGAAGCCCGCCGCCTCCCCGTCCACACAATGCACCGACTGCCGCCCCGCTCAATGGCGCATGGTCGATGGGCGGAACTGTGTGACAGCTGCCTCGTACTGCGAGAAACACAAGCCGTCGCCCCGTCCGCCGAAGTACTGGCACGTTGTGAGCGACACCGGCAAACCAACGCCCTTCGTGCCCCTGCGCGAACCGTTCGAACTGGTGGGGTGATCGTATGAGCACTTTCGAAGCACTGCTCTTTATCGGCTGGTTGTGCGCGCTCTGCTCTCTCTTCCTGGTTGATGTCTATCGCATCTTCGGTGCCGGCCAGAAGCCTTTAGAGCAATCGCCTCCGGCGTCCGTGACTGGCCACCCCGGTCTTCCTGACCAGACTGCGCAATCACCGCCAGTCGCGGGCGACGGTGGCGAAACGGGATGACAAGGGCGGGGCCCTTGGTGTTAACGAACTAACAGGCTGCACAAGCGGCAACTGAACCCCCGGCAAGTCGAGAACCACCCTCGGGCAAAAGCGAAAGTTTGCCCGTGCGGGATCGCTCGGCCTGCTGAAAGGCAAAACCGCGCAATAACGCGCAACTAAGCGAGGAAACACAAATGGCACGTTCGACTATGGAAGTTGCATTTCTCGGCACTCAGAAAGTGGCCTTCAACCAGAACGGCAACGACGTAAAAATCGTCAAGGTGTTCTACGGCGATGAGCCCGACGGCATCACCGAAAACGGCCTGTCCATCGTGGGCATGGACGTTCCCGCCGATGTAGCCGATGAGGTGTTCGCCTCCGGCGCTCAATTCTCCCCCCTGGAAACCGTCCGCATCACCTTCGAAGTGGCTCGGGCTGGCAAGCAGAAAGGCAACAATCTTTGCGTCCATCTGGAGTCGGTCAAACCGGGCTCCAGCCAAGCAAGCAAACCCGCTCCCCAACCCGGCCAGCAACAGCCCAAGCCGGCTGACGCTCCCAAGGCCTAACCCCAGGCCATCGCCATGCTGATTCACGGCCGCGTCCTCTGTGACTTGTGCTTGGCCAACATGGGCCAAGTCTACGGCCAGCCTGCTGACTCCAGCGGCTGGGCGGCTGACTTCGGCATGGCGCCTGACTACGCCGTCTGCCCTGACTGCAAAGCCCTGGCTGAGCAAGAAGAAGACGGCGCAGCGCTCACGGACACAACGCAATAGGTGCCGGTATGGGATCGCTCGAAAGCTACCTCGCCAACGTCACCCTGGGTGATCTGTGGGCCCTGCAATTCCTTCAAGGGCTGGTCTATCTGGCCGCCCTTGGCCTCATTCACGGGCACCAGAGGTAACGGGCAATGGCATTCACCTGGGGGCAATACCTCGTTATCGCTGGGCTCTACATCGGCTCTCTCGGGCTCGGCGTCGCCTGGGGTGCTTTCCGGCTTGGCTGGAAAGAAGTGATTGACGCATCAACCAACTGAGGAAACTCACCATGTACCAAAGCAAGAAAGAACTCGCCATTCGTGGCGAACAGGCTGCGCAGATCGATACCAGTGTCGGTAAAGCACTGGGCGCCAAAGCGGCTGCCACCTTCACCGTCGCCGCTGCTGGCATGACTGCCGGTGCTGCCAATGCGGCAATCACCGTTCCGCCTGAAATCATGGAAGTCTTCACTGATCTGGCCACCGCCTTCGGCACCCTGATGGCTGCCGGTGCCGTGCTGTTCGGCGTCATCCGTGGTGGCGTTGCCCTGTTCAAGCTGGCAGGTCGTCTGTTCAGCGCTGCGGGCGCCTAAACCGATGGCGGCCAAGATTCGCGGCCTTGGTCGCCTGCTGGTGGCCCTCACCCTTATGGGGTGGGGGCATTTGGCGTTTGCTGAGGATTATTATTGGACTCCGTCATCCGGTCCCCTTGCAAATCAGACGTTTCCCTCACCGCAAGCTGCTTGTTCCGCCTGGGCCGACGTTTCCGGGCGTGTGTCCGGCCTTGCTGTTGGTACTAGCAACACTTCTCGTCAATGTCGCGGTTATACCTCTGCAACCGCATTCTCTCTGCTTGGTCCAGTCATTCGTCTTGGAGATGGCTGTTCCGGCACCTACGATCCTGTCTCGGGTGAGTGTTCGGTTCCCAAAGACTGCGCCTCCACCTCCGGCAAACAGATCACCAAAGCGCAAACGTGCAGCTACAACGCCAGCCTCAAGACTTACCTGTGTGAAGACCAGATAGAGTTCGAAGGCTGCCTCTACACGGGCGGCGGTGGCCGCAAATGTGTAGCCAATCTTTCCACCGGCCAGGGTGTTTGCACGGGCGACTTCTACGGTTCCGGCCAACCTGCAGGCGATGGCCCTGAATCCTGCACCGAAGAATCCTGCACTCCTCCTCGTGATCCCAACGTTCCGCCAGCTGAAGAACAGTGCGTTACCAATGGCGACCTGACCATCTGCCACAAGCCTCGCGATGAAGGCTGCGGCACGGTCAATGGCAAAGAAGGCTGCTTTCAGGAAAAACCCGGTTGTGGCTATTACAACGGCACCTATGGCTGCTACCCGACTGATAAGCCGCATAGAAACTGCACCTACTTCAACGGCAAGTTGACCTGTGTTAACCCCAATGACCCTACTAAGCCGATTGATGAAACCTCGCCTGATCATCCGAATAACGGTGGCAATGCTGACGGCAACGAAAACAACGACCCCAAAGCACCGGGTGACACCAACGGTAGCCCTCAAGGCTCCGACGAAGGCGCTACCAATGAAGCCATTGGCAAGCTAGGTGATGAACTCGGAGACAAGATCGGCGAAGGCAATGACCTGCTCGGCGATATCAAGGGGATTCTGGAAGGCATCGCTGATGGCATCGAAGGCCTGACTGAAGGCCTGCTGGGCGATGAATACGACGGTTCAGGCGATGGTGACGGCGATGGCCTAGAAGGGATCGGCTCCGGCCTCGGTAACGAGTTGGCCGGTATGTTTGGTGACCAGTTAGGCGACGCTCAAGAAGAGCAATTAGCCAGCGATGAACTAAGCCTTGATCAGATTGTTAATGACGTTGATGGCGATCAATGGTTCGGCGACAACTCCCAGGTTGCCGGCATGCTTAGTTTTGCAGAAGACCTACTTCCTCGGCACACATCCTGCGCCGACGTAACCATCATGTTCAACTTGGGCATTTATCAAACCCGCATGCTTTTGCCTGTTTGCGAGCTGACCCGCCTCAAGCCCTTACTCGAATGGATTATCTACGTCGTTACCGCTATCGGCCTTTGGAAAATCGCTTATTCCACTCTGCGTATGGAAGACGTCAAAGCGGCTAAGGGTGGTTTCTGATGAACTGGATTATCGGCTTCTTCAAGAAGTTCTTTCCCAATCTATTTGGTGGCCTGTCCAAATTCATCCTGGGCTTTCTCGGTCCACTGATCGGCCCCTTCATCCAGTTCTTCACCAGTTTCTTGCGCAAAGTCGGCCTGTTCTTTCTGGTGCTCGCCGCTATTGCGGCCGCCATCTTTGCCTTTGCAACGTTCATGGAAATTGTCATTTCTGAAATTCTTTCAGAAACCGACTTTGAAGAGTGGATCGACATTGGCCGCATGTTTCTGCCTTCCAATATCAGCTACTGCCTGGGCGTGCTTATCGTCGCTCGCCTGAAATCGCTGGTGTTCATGTGGGTCACTCGCCTTTCTGAAAAATTCCTGCACACCTGAGTCCCTGCCATGGCCGTCTATATCGTCACCGGCAAGCTCGGTTCCGGCAAAACCCTGCTGCTGGTCATGCGCATTCTCGACTACCTGAAAAAGCGTCGTCGGGTCGCCGTAAACATCGATGTGAAAATGGACAAGCTGTGCAAGCGCGATAACAAATACTCGCGCCTTGTCCGCCTGCCAGATCTCCCCAGCGCCGATGACCTGATCGGCCTGGGCATGGGTTGCGAGACCTACGACGAAGAACGGTTTGGCGGCATCTTCCTGGATGAAGCCGGGGTGTGGCTCAACTCCCGCGATTGGAACCAAGGCGGCCGCTCCGACCTGCTCAAGTTCTTCCTGTTCTTGCGCAAGCGTCGTTGGGACCTCTGGCTGTGCGTCCAGAACGTTAACGTCATCGACAAGCAAGTCCGCGAATCCATCGCTGAACACGTCGTCTATATCAACCGTTGGGACCGCATCAAACTGCCCTTTCCCATCGGCCCGCTTCTGCGTATCGCCACCCTCGGCTTCTTCAAAGGCCGCCTGCCGAAAATGCATCAGGCCATCGTCAAGTACGGCGCCAAATTCAACTCGCCCAAGGTCGATGACTGGTTCTACCGCGGCGAAGAGTTCTACGACTACTACGACACCACCCAGGAATACGACAAGGGCTACGACAAAGGCGCGTACTCCATGCTGCCGCCTGGGTACTGGCGTCGTCCGCTCCCACCAGCCCAGCGCAACGCGGGGTTCTTCATGCGTACCACCAAAATCTTCTTCCGCCGTACCCGCGTGCTCAACGCCTTTGCCCTGGGTGCCCTTTGCGCCCTGGTCATCAGCGTGCCCGTTTTTGCCGGTATCGCCTACAGCCGCCTACCTGCACAACAGGCCCAACAGGAAACCGCACCCGCAACCGCTATCCAGCCCCAAAGCACCTTGTCGGATGACTTCCGCGACTACCGCATCGCCACTTACGGCCTGCTGGCCGGCCAGACCTTCTACGTGTTCACCGGCCCCAGCGGCGACCGCATCAACTCCGACGATCTCATGGCTCGCGATGTGGTGGTGAAAGACCGAGGTCCCCGCGAAGCCCTGCTGGTTCGCGGTGACGAATACATTTCCCTCTACAGGTGATCCGCCATGACTGATCGTATCGAAGCCGTCATCGGCTTTTCATTCGCCCTGTTCGTTTCCCTGGTTGTCGCATGCTCTCAATCCGCCAGGGGCGCCGAACGCATCGAACTCTATGACGCCACCCTGCAGGACTTCGTTGAATGGTCATCGCAGATGCTCAACAAGTCCGTGGTGGTCGGTTCGGATATCCGCAATGCACCTATTAGCATCTTTGCCACTTATGACGGCAACGTCGAACTCGAAGCCCTGATCGCCAATGCCGTCGCATCAGCGGGCTTTCACCTCACCGCACGCGGCAATACGCTGCTGATCAGCGCGCAACCAATCCCCGAACCTCTCGACCTCAAAACCCGCGTCTTCCAGCTCCAGCACCTGCAAGCCGACTTCGCCTATCAATCCGTCCTCGACGTGCTACGGGCACAAACCGAACGTAACGAAAGCGGTATGCCGTCGCTGATGGCCACCCCATCGCCTACGTCAAACGCCGTCATTGTCACCGCCACACAGCAGCAACTCGATACCGTCGCAAGCCTGCTCGGCGAAATCGACAAGCCACGTCGCCAAGTCGTCATCACCGCCGTGGTGGCCGAGCTGGCCGACAACGACTTCGAAGCCCTCGGCCTCAATATCGGTGCCAAGAATGACCGAACCGACCTGGGTGGCATCAGTCTGCGCAGCTCCGACAAGTCCGACCTGGGATTCAGCCTCACCTTCAACGGGCCAACGCTGTCGGCCTTCCTGCAGGCCGTCAAAGTCACCGGCAACAACCGCATCCTCTCAACGCCCCAATTGCTGACCCTCAACCGGGAAGCTGCCTCCATCGTCGTTGGCCAGAACGTCCCGTTCATTACCGGGCAAACCACCAGTGGATCTACGCCGGCCTCTGATCCCTTTCAGACTATCGTCCGCCAGGATGTAGGCGTCTCGCTCGATGTAACGCCCTTCATCACGCCATCAGGGGCCATCGAACTCAGCGTCAACCAATCCGCTTCGACTGTCTCTGATGATCGCAGTGCTGCCGACATCATCACCAACACCCGCCGCATCACCACCAAGGTTCAGCTTCCTGATGGCGGGGGCGTGCTCCTGGGTGGCCTCCGATCAGAGCAACGGGACGAATCCGTCTCCCGTGTGCCCTTCCTCTCCGATATCCCGCTGATTGGTCCCGTCTTCCGCTCAACCTCCGTTCGCACCCGTGGAACGAACCTCGTTGTTCTGCTCACCGCAGCCATACACACCGAAGACAGAGGGGTAGCTGTCCCTGATGCAGTAAGTCCGCTTGTTCCGCAGGCGGTCGAGCAGGCGCGCGGGCACTTCGGCGCAGCCGGTGGGACCGCGCGCCTAGCCGACCGCTAGGCGCGCTGACGTCCCTGTAGCACGTCAGATAAACCGATTTTAGTAACCACGTTACACCAGAGAGATACAGAGAATGAGCGCACCAAAGGACTACTACCGCATTGATATTGAAACCGGGAAAGAGAATCCAAAAAGTCGTCTGTTCTGTGACCCTCGGGCAGGTGGTTTCGTGGATATGTCCAACGTCCGAATCCTGGCCTGTAGCGTCGACACCGTCCGCCAGCTCTATCGCGGGCTGATCCGCCCGGAAATCATGAGCCTGTTCGAGAAACCAGGGACCATCGTCGACTTCGCTGGCCAGCGTTGGCACTCCGGGCGTGTCAGCAAGGATTCCGGTTACCAGTACAAGCTTCAGAATGCTGACCTGGGGATCATCCTGCTGGTGAAAAACTTCAACGCCAAGCTGGAGAACGTAGGGCCACACCTGAAAATCGAAGTGTCACCCCATGCCATCGACCAGTTCTGCCCCGAGCGCCTGCAAGAGCGCCTCGACTACTACGCCAGCCACGTCCTGACCAACGTCGAGCGTAACCAATGCGCCGTCCACCTCGCGCTAGACCTGCAAGGCTGGCAGCCACCCACCGATCTGGTCACCCGTATGCACTGCCGTGCACGCTCGGCCCGCGATATCTCCGGCATCAAGGAAATCCAGTGGACCCTGGAGTCCGCCACCTACGGCAAGGGCCAGTCCTACCTGTTCGGCTCCGCTGGTGGCGTCCAGCTGGGTATCTATAACAAGACCGAACAGGCACGAGCTATCGACAAACTCGACTACTGGGAAAACGTCTGGAGACGCCGCGACAGCTTCGACGAAGCCGATCCGGACAACTACAACCCCGAGCAAGACGTATGGCGCGTAGAGTTGCGTTACCACCACTCTGTTATCCAGCAATTCGCCTCAGGCTCGTTTGACCTGCACAGCGGCGAAACCATCGAAACCAACAGCTACGCCGCCTTTGCCCCGCACCTAGACGGCCTGTGGCGCTATGGCCTGCGCCAATTCAAGCTGCTGGCTCGCCCTGGCTACTTTGAACCGATTTGGACGCTGATCCGTGACGATGTGCGCGTGGATCTGCCGGTTGATTCCCTAGTGGATGACACCGAGTACAAACGCCAATACAAGACCTCGCGGGGCTTCTCCGGCAAGAACGTCGAGCTATTCCTGGGAAACTTCGTCAGCCTGCTGGCACGGGAGCGAGTGGGCGCTAGAAAGGCTTTCTACCGGCTCAAGGATTGGGAGTGCTGGCCGGTGATCCGCGACCACTATGCCGCGAAAGGAATGGATGAAGACGGGTTGTATAAGCACATCAAAGGCATCCTTGAAGAGCGCCATGTGCGTTGGGGGCGTGCTGTATGACGGCCAGGAAAGATGGCAGCACCTGGACCGCTGACTTCTACGAAAACGGTCGCTCGGGTCGTCGTATTCGCAAGAAGGGTTTCAAGACCAAGGCCGCAGCCCAGCGCTATGAATCGGAGTTTTTCGCCAGCCTCAACACGACCGGCCGGCCGCTCGATGATCGCCTGTCGGATCTGGTGACGCTCTGGCATGACCTGCACGGCTGCTCGCTCAAGGATGCCAAGCATCGTCTTGCACGTACTCTGGCCACTGTCGAACGTCTCGGCAACCCGATGGCTTCCAACTTCGATGCACTCGCCTGGGCACGCTATCGCCAGACACGCCTCAAGGACGTCAGCCCGCACACCGTCAACCATGAACATCGTTACCTGTCGGCGGTCTTCTCCGAACTGATCCGCCTGGGTGCCTGGGTCGGCATCAACCCTTTGGCCAAGGTTCGCCAGATCAAGACCGACCAGACCGAGCTGACGTTTCTGACCCTGCAACAGGTCGAACAACTTCTGGAAGAGTGCAAGCGCTCGACCAACAACCATACCTACCCGGTTGCGCTGATCTGCTTGGCTACAGGTGCCCGATGGGACGAAGCGGAATCTCTGCCACGCGGTGCCCTGTTCGGCGGTAAGGCCCACTTTCACCGAACCAAAAACCGCCAGTCACGGTCGGTGCCGATCCCCAAAGAGGTCGAAGAGATTGCATTAAAGGTGGGTATGCCTGGGAATGGTCGGCTGTTCATGCCTTGCAGGTCGGCATTCCGGTCTGCTTACCAGCGCTGCGGCTTCCACACACCGGGCCAGATGACTCACATTCTCCGCCACACCTTCGCCAGCCATTACATGATGGGCGGTGGTGACATCCTGGGTCTGCAACGCATCCTCGGGCACTCCACCATCACCATGACCATGCGCTATGCACACCTGTCGCCTGATCATCTGGAGTCGGCGCTACGGCTTTCCCCTCTCACACAGTCAGGTCATCTCAATGCGAATTAACCGCCTTAATCTGCTACTGTTTGCGCTTATTTCGGCATTGGCAGGGACGTTAATAGTGCTCAGCGCAATAGGGTTCACTCCCTTCGACTACTACCTACTATTGGCCTGCACAATAGGCTCTGTAGCTGGCAGCTTTGCCCAAGCAATTGCAGCCACTATTCATCCTGATGGCCCTCCTAACAAAGAAGGCATCATGAAAATAGCCTCGCCTGAGTTACGTGAGGTCAGAGGGATATGGCTTAGCCTTCGCCTATTTCTCGGCGCGATTCTGGGTTTTGTATTCGGGCTTTACTTTGTCGGCACTCTTCACCAAACCGGGGCTGTCTTTGCCAAGATTTGGGGCCTTTCATTCATTGTTGGGTATGCAGCACCCAAAATTTGGCAGGCTCAAGAGGCGGCTCTACTCGCTCGCTTGCGAGACAGCTCAGATGACAGGTAGTCGTGGTGTAGTCACTTCGTAGTCACTACCCCAGAAACGACAAAGGGCTAGCCGAAGCTAACCCTTTGAAAAATATGGTGGCTACACCGGGACTTGAACCTGGGACATCAGCATTATGAATGCTGCGCTCTAACCGACTGAGCTATGTAGCCAACGGCGCGCATTGTCCGCGTCTCGCCCACTGCTGTCAACCCCAGATCAACGATAAATTTACGTTTTATCAAGCGGTTAGGCTTCGCCGCTGGCGACGCGCCCAATCACTCGCTTCCGAGCCTGCGGTTCACCGCTCAATCGCTCGGACGGTGCTTGCGGGGCTGTCGAACGATCCCGGAAAATCCACCTCCAGCAGGCTGCAGCGCCGCCGCGCGCTGGCCCATGAACCAGGAGAAGACCTTGAGAGCGAGAGACGACTTCGACGATCTGCGGGCGGAGCGTGATATGCCGACGCATTATCGCAACGAACCCAACCGCTTCGCCGGGCTGTGGAAGCAGATCGCGATAGGCATCGTTGTCGGCTACAGCGTGCTGGGCATCATCAGCGCGGTTGTCTGGATGCTTATCGCCCAGGTCGCGCTTAGTAGCCTGTCGATCACCCTGCCGTAACGGTCACATCCCTGCATCACTGGAGGTGCCGACGGTGGGGTTGGCACTTGCCATCCCCTGCCCACCTCTTCATCCTGCCCCACTTGTTGACCAAACGAGCCCTGTCATGACGCCCATCCAGAATATCGGCCTGGCGCTATTCGTTGTGCTTTCCATCAGTATCGCCATCGGCCACAAGACCGACTGCGGCGATGGCCGCGTGGTGGAGACCTACCTTGCCAAGGGCCTGGCCTCGAAGCTGCTGGGGCATGATCTTTGCCAGCAACCCTGA